TATTATTAGAGACAAAATCTTCTATTTTTAAAGTTTTACTACTCCTATCGTACTTTAAAATATTTAAACCATTAGAGCTATCTTTAAGCCTTGCTGATCTATTAAATTTTTTTGTGTTACCATCTAAATGTTTATAGTAGTTTTTTAACTTTAGGCCTATATTCATTCTCTCTATAATAAACTTTACATAATAGTAGTTTAACTCAACAATAAACTTATCAACAAAGTTTTCTGGACTCTTTGACTTTGCTTTATATAAAACATTTTTATGCCAGTCTGCTTTTTGATGAAATCTTCTAATCAACATAAAAAGTCTATTTTGACCTATTTTAGATAATGTTGAAATACTTTCTATAAAATAATAAGCAATTTCTGATATTATGGGCAGATATTTTATACCACTTGCTAGTTGCCTTTTTTCTTTTGATTCTTTTTTGTGCAATTCTGATCCGAACTTTTTCATAAAAAACTTTGGGTCAGAATTTACATAGAATGATAAACCAACAATAAAAGCTCCTATTCTTTCATCTATTCCTGTACTTCTCTTGTCTTTGGGATATTGAAGAACATCATATATGAATCTAGAAAGCACATTATAACTTACAGGACCATAATTACCTAGTTCCATTTGATAGTCTTCCATGACATCGTTTGTTGTTTTGCCATCACTACCTACAATTAATTTTTCTGTAGCTAATATACCTTCTATAACAGCAATATAAGCTATTGCTTCAAAAATATAATCAAAGACAAACAGAAGTCTAGAAAAGTCAGTTACTCCAAAACTATTAAATTCAAGTCCTGCTATCATTTCAAGCTCATCTGCGAATATAGAGCTATGAGAGCTAAGTTTAGGAGGATCTTCGCTATTTAAGTAATCATTAAAGTTTTTATGAAATTTTACAGGCTTATCAGCACCAAAAGATGGATTAATCAAAAAGTTATTATCTTTTCTCTCTGGAAATATATCATTTTCACCATTTGGTAAATTAGTAAAACTAGGTGTAACACTTCCTATTGTATGTTTTTTTTCATCATTACCTGAATTTAGAAGACTAGCAGCAGATGTAGTGAATGGCAAATTAACATTAGATAAAACACCACCAATTTTATCTTCATAATATGAGCCAGCTTTACCTGTATATTCTCCTGCTAACTCTGTAGCATCCCTTTCAGAATCAGGACTATCTCTTTCAACAATTTTACCCTTTGTGTTGAGAATATACTTTGGCATTTTCTATTATCCTTTAATAACTTTTTTATCTTTTAAGAAATCATCGAGATCTTTCGGATTATCTATACTTATATCTTTTGCCTTACCTACAGCTGATAAATTGTTTTCAACTTCATCAATTTTTTTATCAAGCCTCTCCTGCATTAACTTTAATATCTCCTCATATGGTTTATCAAGTTTTTTAGAAAGTGCTTGCGCAATCAATTCTGGTAATCTCATTTCATCTATTTTTTGTCTTACATCAACTTTATACATATCAATCTCTTATCGTGTTTCAGCACCTAGATTTCTTGAACCATACCTAGAATCAGTTCCAGTGTTATTTGAAGGATCTTGAGCTTGACGTCTTTGCAACGTTGTTATATGTGAAGTTAAAGCATAACCATCAACTGTTACGATAACTTGAGGATCACCACTACCTGCTTCAAGAAAATTTTTCAAACTTTTCATAACTTCCTTAGCATCCTTATTGTCTTCTTTTACTCTCTCAATTAGTGCTACAACATCTTCTCTGTCTAACTTTCCACTATCACCGCCGTAAGAGGCTAGATCATTAAGAGTTGTATTTCTCATATATGCTTTAGCATTGGTATTATACTGATATTTAAAATCATCGTCACTCATATTACTGTTTTGGAGAGCAACCCACGACATTGATGTTTGATTTTCTCCTAACACTTCATTTAACCCTTCGTTTAAAGCTGGAACTCCTTGTGATCTTTTAAGTTGACTCATCATGTTTTTAAAGACCTCGCTATTTTTCATTATATCTTTAAGACCTAAAAATGCAGATTCATCGGCTTGAGGTGAGCCAAAAAAAGCTGCTGTCTCACTAGCTAAATAGTCACCAGCCATTGCAGCTATTGGACCAGTTAAAGCTGAAAAGAAACCTGCACCGAGAGCTGTACCAGCAATGCCGGCTATGGTTGAAGCTGACGCTGACCAAGCAGAATTTGTAGTTTGATCACTCAAAGCTTCATCAAGAATAGCTAGACCTTGGGCTTCAGTGATCGCGCCTTCTGATACGAAATGATCAATTAAGTTTACAGCAGACTGATAATTTGCATTTCCTAGATAAGCCTCAACGCCAACATTTAAAAGAGGAACAGCTTTTCCAGCTGCTTTTGCTGCATTTTTAAACTTGCCAAGAGTTGTCGCTGCAGCCTTTGTGCCTCCTTTAAAAGCGTTGTTTGTAAGGAGAGTGCCACCTTTATAAGCAGAATCTACCATGGCACTACTGCTAGAAAATCCTAAAATATCTCGAGGATCTGTGTTTGGTTTTTGATCACTGTTTATAACTGCTCCAACATTTCCACTTCTAGCTTTTCGGGCTTTATTTAAAAGATTTTCTCCCGTTGTAGGGCTTTGAGTTCTGCTCAGGCTTGTACCTTTACTTACATTAGCTCTTTCAGCTTCCTCCTTTGTCAGCTTTGTTTTTGATCTAGTTATATAACCGTTTTTTTCTAACCAAGACTTAGCTGATGTCATTATTGCGTCAACCATTTTTCCAATTGATTTTGAAGCTTTTGACATGCCTTTCATAATATGCTCTCCTATATTTTCAAGAGAATCACGTATTTTTTTGTTTTCTGAAAGTTCTTTTATTTTTTTTGTTAAGCTATCAAACAAACTTGAAAATATTCCATCGCCTTCTTTGATCTTAAATACTTCTTTAAACTTATCTCCTAATCTTTCAAAAAGTCCTTTTTTTCTTGCTACTTTTTGTATTTTCGTAGGAAAAAGCGTTAAAGAATTATCAATCATAGACCCAAAGCCTTTTTCATATGCCATTTTTTCTTCTGGCCCAAACAAATAGTCTTTTATTGAGTTAAAAGAAGCTTTAAGTCTTTCTAACAATTGATTACAATCTTTTGTACTCATACCTAAAAACTGAGCAAAAGTATCAATATTTACTGCTTCACTTATTTTTCCTGACGTAAGCCAATTGACTACTCCTTCAAAAGCATTGCCTAAACCTTTAACAATTCCAGGGCCAGCTAGAGCTATAGCTCTAATTATGTATTGAATCATTTGGCCAGATGCTTTAACAAGTTTACCAATGAATCCTTGATCATCTAACAACCTTTGCAAGCTAAACAAGCCACTAATTTTATTATCCCATTTTCGCTGTATGTCAAACCAGCTAGCTCCTGTTAAGCATAGTTGTGGGTCCATTATATCTTGTACGAAAAGTTTTACGTTTTCAACAACTTGCATTTTTAACAATCTTAGACTATCAACGCTAAATGCATCATTTATTTTATTTAATACTTCGTCAAAAGGCTCTAGGATTTTATTTAAATCTTCTTTTTTAATTCTTAGACCTTCTTCATAAAAGCTTTGCATATTTTTGCTAACTTTTCTCATTGTCTTGCCGAGCTTGCCTGCGTACATTATTGTATTTGTCAAACCATCAAGAAATGCTGTAAAGAAGTCTTTCTTTTGCATGATCTTTAATTGCTCTTTCATTGACGAAGACATATCTTTCATTGCTCTTATCTGGCGCTCTTCAGGCTTTTGATCATTCATTATCTTTTTTATGTCTTCGAAAGACTTGCCAAGTGTTCTATAGTTCATAGTTGTCTTGAGAGCTTCTACAGACATTCCTGTATGAGAAGCCATCAATGATTTTTCATGCCTGTTTAAATCTTCAAAAGACCTGCCTGTTGCAAGCATTGACTGTCTAAACATTTCAACTATTTCCATAGGATCTTCAGCTCTAATAAGCTGCAATGCGTCAATATTCATTCCAAATGTTTGAGAAAGCAAAGCAGCACTATTAGCTGCATCTTCAAATGTACCGAACTTATTAAATACACCTGCAAGATCTTTCATTTCAACACCCATTTGTGTTGCTCGAGCAGCTACTTTCATAAGCTCAATTTCTGAAAGGTGTCCAAAGTTTGTGATATCTTTTCTTAATTGAAAGAAGTTCTTTGACAAAAGTTTTCTATTCACGCCAAACTCATAACTTGCAGCGTCAGATGCTTCTTTCATTCTTGTCATTGTAACGTAATAGTGCTCGCCATTTTTTACTGCATCTCTCATAACATATGCAATATCATCTGCAGCCATCCCCATGCCTTTTGTCATTCTTGTAAAAAACTCTATAGACGTAGCAGACTTTGTCGTAGAATCAGCAAATACATCGGCATATATACCCATATTATTTATGCCTTGTGACAGCTCTCTAATCATGTTTGCAGCACCTTGCGCGCCAAATCCGAAAAGCTTTGTCATTGTACTGTTGACACTCTGGAAAGAAAGCAAAGACCCTTCTGCAATTCCTCTCAATTGTGTCATTGACTTGCCGCCGTTTGACATTAAGTCAAAGTACTCTTTTGTGTCTTCAGCTGCTTGTCCAATAACTTCAACTAATTCTTGTCTTAATTTATTACCCATCTCTGCTGCTCTATTAGCAATACCTACAGGTAAAGTAACTAAAAACTTTGATATTTTTGTTGCAGTTGTTAAAACAGAAGACAATGATCCTACAATAAACTTTGTTATTCCTGTGCCTATTGCAACAACTCCCTTTACAGCTGAACCTACAATGCTACCAATTGTTTTAAACATGCCCCCAACTAGTGATGTCATCCCGTCAATTGAGATTAGAAGTCTTTTTGCTCCATCATCTGCATTTTTAAATGCAGAGCCCCATGATCTTATATTTTTCGTTATATCTAAAAACTTTCCAGATATTTTTTTCATTCCCGTAGCATCGAATAGTTTGCCTAATAAACCTCCAGAAAACTTGTCGATCTGCTGTGCTGAAACTGCTATTCCTCCTACAGCTTTACCATAGTCACTCATCATTTGAGAAGCGTTTCTAATTACATTAGGTACTTCACCAAGCTTTTTATTTGTTTCGTCTACAGCTTTAGGTATTTTACTTATTGCTTCACTGACTTTTACAAGATCATCAGCACTAAAGCTGCCGACAGATCTGCCGCCTCTTGTGTTTTGTTGATTACCTTCTTTAAGCAAATTAACAATATTGCTAAGTAATTCTACTTGTCTATTTTCCACATTAAGCTCCTACAGTAAGAAATCATTAATAAATATATAATTATTGGCTTACTTCCTATTAAAAAGTCTTCTTGCTGTAGTATTTGCATTATTTTTAGGTGGAGGCGCATTTGACCTCTGCCTCTTTTCATTTCTCTCTTTCATTTCAGCGATATATTTGTTTATAAACCACGTTCTTTTCCAAACAGGCAAATTATAAGCATCATAATAAGTAAAGCCTAAATGTCTAATTAATGCATAAATATACTCTAAGATTATGTCTTTATCTTCAGGTCTCAGGCCAAAAAAACGAAGGACCAATTGGTAGGTCTACCTCACTTTCTTCAAAGCAGCTGTTACATCTAAGATCACCCTTCATAACAACACCAGGCTCTTGATTATCTAAGAACTTTCTAAGAGCTAAAGAATCTCTAACAGGCATATTCTTGACAAAGAAAGAAATCTTATTCTTGTTTGTAATGCTGTCAACAGACTCAATACATCTAGTAAGTCTATCTGTGATACCTGTATCTGTACTCAAGCCTTTCTTTTTCTTTCTTTCGTTGATGATCATCATCTCTTTTTCATCATGACCAGTTAAAAACTTAACTCTAACACTTTTCTTTGTCACAGGTAAAACTACTTCAAATAAATTCTCGCCAATTTCTACAGGCTCAACTTCTAGACGTTTAATAGGTAGCTGCGAAAGATCAAACTCTGTCTTGTTTGTTGCACCACATTCTGGGCAAGAAACTTCAATGTTATAATCAGCACCATATCCAGTAATTCTCAAAGCAACCATTAGCGCTGTTCGATCTCCTGAGATAAGATCTTCAGAGTTAATCCTCTTATCAACAAGACAAGAATCAATAAGCTTTGAAATAACAGTCCCATCCTTGATGTAAGCACGAGAAGTTAAAATGTCTTCTTCTCTTGCTGTCATTGGTCTAATCTGCAATGTTTCTTGACCATGAAGAGGACTATCTGCAGGATAAATCATTCCCAAAGAAGGTAATGGCACGCTTTCAACAGCAATCTCTAACCCAAAATCATCTTTTGCAACATTTGACTTTTGAATCGGACCAGAATCTTTAATTTCAGCAGGATTAATAGGCTGATCTAAATTATTCATGTATATACACTCCGTTTTTATTCTATATAGATGGTATCATTATATCTATTGATGATATTTCTGTTAAATTATTTTGAGTAGAATTTATTATTTCATCTAAAGAAAGTGCTATAATATTATTATCTAGCTTGCCAAACAAAGATATTCCAATTCTACTTCTAAGAATATAATCTAGATAATCTTCTTTTTCTTTGTTAGATGTTCCTGTATTTAATTTAACAAAAAAGTCTCGTATAATACCAAGATCTACATATGATTGAAGTAAAGTATTCAGTCTAAAATTTAATAAAGTATTTATATTATTTACTTTTGCATTATTATTAAACAGCAAGTCATTCTGAAATATCATATACTTTATGTTCTTTTTTATATTTAAGATTATTCTTGTATTATGTGCAAATCTAGATAAACTATTTCTTGTTATTAAAGATGTATTTCCTGAATTTAACTTTATAATATTAGAATCATTAAAGATGCTTTTTGAAACTACAAAGTTAGCATTTGTTTCAGATTTCAGACTAAATTTAATTAACTTACTATACTCATCTGTATCAGGAGAATTCAACGAATTATTAATAACTCTCTTTACCTCTATTAAAGAATCATTAAAAGAATTAACATTGTCAACTGGTCCACTAGCAATACCACTAGCAAAAGATTTAATTGCTATAAACGCAGGCATAACAACAAATCTTTTATCTTCATAAAGCTCGTTATCTAAAAAACCTTCTGATGTATTTAAAACATTTAACGTATATCTATTATCATAATAATTATTTTTAATACTATCTAAAGAAGTCATAGTACCAGAATCTATATACTTGCCAATATTAGGTTTTGTTTTAAATCTTTCATTTACATCACTTTCTCCAGGTTCTATGTAAAAGTGATTATAATCTTTTATAATACCCGCAGAAGTTGGTATGTTGTTAATACCTGTATTGTCTACATGATTACTATATTCTGGAGAGTTTAATACTGTTAGATATCGACCTTTTTTATTTGCTTCAGTAGATATTTTCTTATTTAAATAATGATGGCCTATAGTGGGTATAGACAATATGTCAAACTCTGAATTGGCGTCATCAACCATTATATCGTGTGCTTTTTTGTAAGTAAAATATGTTGGTCCTTCAATTTGACCATTTTGATTTTCGTCTTCTAACTCTTTTACTAATGCTGTTTGACTCATTAGCCTTTTATCATTATCTAATATATTAACTCCATCAAAGCCACCACATGTAAAAAAGTCAAATGATAAATATTCTGAATGTATAGAATTGTTTTCATCATCAGACTTTAACAATTCATCAATATTAACATACTTGTATTGAATTTTTAGACTACTTAAAGAAGTAATATCACTTATTTTTTTACCATCTCTTCTATACATTGCAATTTCCCAGTTTTTTTGAACTGGATCATCTTCTTCTGCAGGAATATACATTATTTTTTCTAAATGGAAAAATGAATTAGTTAAGTCACTATCATTATCTTCTAAGTCTCTAACCCAAACGTTCTTTGACTTAACTAAATAGTTATCTTGAAAATACTTTGTATACCAGTAATAGTTTCTAAAATTATTACTTTTTTCTTTTTTTATTAATTTAAATTTATAAACATTATTAAGTATTGTTTTGTCTATTTGTTCTGTACTGATATTATCAAAAAGCACACCCCAATATTTTTCTTTTATTAGTTTATCTTCTTTTCCAATTAATATATTCCAAACATAATCAACAGGCTTTTGTAAAACATTGTAATTTTCAGGATTAGTAATGCCAGAAGTATTTATTCTAGGATACGGCATAAAACCAGAAGGCATTAATTCGTATGATTTTACGTCTTTAAACTCTATTTTTTCGTTTATTTCAACTATTAAATGATTATTTGTTTGTTTGTATCTTCCTGAAGTTATTACTTCATTTTCGTTAAAATCAAAGTAAGTTTTTTGTGTTCCAAATACAAGACCAATATAGCTTTCACTATCTGGATCTAAATTTAGATCTGTAAATTTAAATAGATCTATAAAAGTATTTTCTTTTTTATTGTATTCCCAAACTGCAACGTCAAAAATTGACCAATCTTCTGTTTTTACATTACCTAACTTTTTTGGTGTAATTCTTATTCTGTATCTATTACTAATTTCTCCATCATCAATTGCATGAAATTTAAATAACTTAACACAATTATTATGCATATTAACTCTATTGTCAGAAATATTTTCTCTATTTGTAGGCTGAGAAACTATCCAGCTAGTAGACGCGCTTTTATAAGAACTTTGAAAATCTTCATAACTTATTGAGTTAGAACTACCGTTAAAAATAAAATTTTTATTACTTTCAAAAGATAAATTATCTAAAAAGTTTAAGCTAAAATTTGCGTATCTTAAGTTACCTTTATCTAAAAAGTAACTTAAGTCGTTATTTATATATGATTCTCTAAACTCTCTTTTTTTAACATATCTTATTCTTTTGTAATCTTTCAATACATTAAAGTCTTTGTTGCCAAGACCTTTTATAAACAAGTAAGGATATTGTATATTTGTATTAAACGATAGAGTTGCATCGCTAAAACTTTGTAAAACTATATTTTCTCTTAGTCTAACTAAACTTTGAAGTCCATTTTGTGTGTTGTCTTTTTGTAAAAGAATTTTTGTTCCTTGTGGACAAAACAAAACGTCAGTTATTAAAGATACTGAGCTTTGACTTTCTCCTATTTGTTCTAGATAATCATTAAAAGGTGCAATTTTTGTAACACCATTTTCAATTCCTGTATACTGCTTATTTTTATAATGACCACCTATAAAGTTAGTCTTTCCATTACTACCTCCAGCAGTAGCAAACTTATTATATTCAGAATATCCTTCGTTAATACTTCCACTTACAACATTACCACCTACAATAAATCCGCTACCTTCAACAATTCCTTCATTATTCGGTATGCCTGTTTTTCCAATCCCTAAAACTCTTGTAAATGCTAATTGCTCTCCTCCCTGATTAAACCACTCTTGCGCTGAAAGTGGTGATAGATCAGGATGATCCATATCAAGTGGTGATCCAAATACATTTTCGTATGTGTTTAAAACATCATCACTCTTTCCAAATTCTTGAAAAGTATGAGGAACAAATGCTGGTCCTTTTAAAGATGTCCCAATAAGCCCTAAAGTATCATCAGTTAAAGAAATTTCATTTTCTTCTTTAAATTCTCTTGAAGAGCTTTGATTAGCATCAATATTTTCATCATTTCTAAATTGTGACATATTAAACCTGTTTTTATCTTATAATAGTATTTATAAGTAGGTTCTGTTTTCTTTTAAAATTAATTTAATATATAAATACTAACAACCTCTTAAAGCAAAACAGGGATTAATCTGCATAACTCTAAGAGGTATAAAGTTAACTTGCTAAATGATTAGTATTGCAATACACAGTTGTCGAATCTAAGATCCATTGTGATTTCCATTGCTCCGTCATCATCGTAGCTAACATCTCCAAAGTTTGCACTTGCAAGATATGCGCCCTTAATATCCCATAATTCAACAACAGTACCTACAGGATCAAGCATTTTAAGCTGGCAATCTCTCTTATAGAAATCTGCATATCCACTACGACCACTTACAGACTCAAAGTGTGTACGAATCCATTCCATAACTTGTTGTGAACCACTAGGTGCGATTGGATCATAAAGTACAACACTGATATTTTGAAATGTTGTCTTTCCTGCAAGATAACGAGTACTATTCATAAAGTTAATAGTTGTCTCGTTTGTTGAGTATTGTGGACGAGCTGCTGACTTAATAAGAAAGGCATCGATACCTTCAATCGCAAAGATCCATCGATTCTTTCTTTTTGGCTCAAACTTATTTGGAATCATTTCCGTGACTGAAAGTGTCTCTGCCATTTCTTTTATCTCCTAAAATTCTTTATATATCTATATATTAATCAATTGAGTTTGTTACAACAAAGTCTAAAGAAATAAACTCTACAGACTTGGTAGGCTGCAAGTAAATCTTTCCTCTAATCGTGTTGTTTTCAACGTCATTTTGTGTTGTTGTAGAAGTATCAATTTGGACTTTATATCTCTCAACACCTTGTCTAGCCTGCACATCTGCCATGATTGGTTCAACTAGTGAACTAAATCTTGCCAACGTTGATGCTCTATTTGGCTCAAATAACAATGTATTAGCAATTGCCTTAACTCTTCTACGAATGTTAATCAAAAGTCTTCTTACATTAACTCTATCAAGCGCTGACTGATTTTGAAGTAGTGTCTTCTGTCCAAATGCATAAACTTCTCCTGCTCTGCCAGCTGGCTCATAGATAGGATTGATATCAGCATCATAAAGATCGTTCAAAACATCTCTGTTCATCTGAACTTTTGAGTTAACTGCATTTAATCTACCTCTTGTAAGACCTGCTGGAGCAAACCAAGGATCAGCCAATGTATCATTTTGACTCATAACGCCTAACATGCAAACTGATGGTGGGACCTGTAATGGCGAACCATTCGATGGTCTTCTTGTCAAAACATCAGGAAAGTATGCTGCAGCAAATGATGTGTCAAGATTTCTAGCATCAAACTTAGTTATAATATTTCCTACGTGTGGTTTTATTGCAGAATCAAGGATGACTTCGTTACCCTCTTCTATTTCCTGTATATCCATAACTAACATTGCATCAAATCTGCTTTCACAAGCTGTAATTGCATAGTCAGTAACAAGTGGCTCACGCATATCTGGAATTGCTAGCAACTGGAACTCTGTAGCACTCTTGTCAGATAAAACATCGATTGCTCTCTTGAAAGTCTCAACTGTTGGTCCTGTGAATAAGCCAGTTGACTCTTCGTTTGCTTCTCTAAATGCTGCTGCTGAATTCATTGCTGCTTTATCTTTATTAAAGATGTTAACACCATCAAATCCACCTTGCATTAAGCAACGGAACTTAAGATATCTAACGTTTCTACCAACTTTAGCTGCTTCGCTTAAAACAATATTGCTCTTGCCGCCCAAAGAACCTTTTCTAGCATACTCTGATGTTGACCAGTCTAAAGCACTATAGTTTGAAACGCTTGTTAAAACAATATTTTCTAAAGAAAACTTTTCTGTTGAAGACAGCGCAAACTTTCCACCAGCATCAGAACCTAAGTCAGGTATGTAAGACGTCCAAGACTTAATACTAGGATTAAATCTTATTTCACCTAATTCATTATGATCAGCTGCTGACTTCTTCTTTGCAAACTTAACACCCCAAGCCAACGCGTCAGATGCTTCTTTTACTGTTGAAGAAATAGATCTTGTTATATTCTTTACTAGGGGTAAAGGTGTTACATGCATTGAGTCAAAAGTAGTTCCAGCTAGTTGAACTGTTCCTGATTCATCGAACAACCCAGTTTTTGCTCTTAGGTTTAATGCTGTATAGTCTGAGAATCCGCAAGGCAAAGTAGACTTAGGAACGTCAGCAGATTTAACTGCATCTGATAATTCTACTCTTACATATTTGTTTCTAACTTCAAACATACCTTCTTCAACAAGTCTTTGTCTACTTAGATCTCTATCGAAGTCATAATACATGTGTTTATCGCCAATAACTCTACCAATAAAGTTTCTGCTATCAGGATCAAGTGTTAAATTTTTCCAAGCTACTAAAGCTTCTCCACTTACTGGATCACTATAGAAATCTTCTAAAGTTAAGTCAAAGAAACCGTAGTCTTCTAATGTTGCACCTGCTCTAATGTTAGATATTAAAATTCTAAATCTATCGTTGCCAACAGCACCATCATCTAAAGAGTAAAGTCTAAATAACTTTTGATCTAAAGATTTTTGTGAAGTAATCCATGGAGATCTAGCAGTTCTAAATCTTGTATCAAACTTTTCAAATGCAGGAGAGTTAGCTGCTTCAGTTGCTCTTGCT